CGCAGACGTTGCTCGTGGTGATGGTGGAGATTTTTCTGCTTGTCATGTACTCGATGTTACTGGTGAAAAACCGACTCAAGTTGCCGAATATAAAGGAACTCTTGGAACAAAAGAATTTGGGAATTTTCTGGTTTCGTTAGCTACCAATTATAATGATGCTTTATTGGTGGTAGAGCGTGAAAACGTAGGATGGGCAACTCTTCAACAAATCATCGATAGAGAATATAAAAATACTTTTTATAGTTCGGCTGATTTGAAATATGTTGATGTTCAACGTCAATTAAACAATCGGTATGATAGTGAAGACAGAAAACTTGTTCCTGGATTTAGTACTAACATAAAAACTCGTCCTTTAATTATTAATAATCTTGAATTATATTTCCGTAATATGGCTATTGAAATTTATTCAAGGAGAACTTTGGCTGAGCTAGATACATTTATTTGGAAGAATAGTAAACCTATTGCTATGGAAGGTTATAATGACGATTTGATTTTGTCTTTAGCAATAGGACTTTGGATTCGTGATACCGCATTAAGATTAAGACAAGAAGGTATTGATCTAACTCGGGCGAGCGTCGATAATATTTCTATGAAAAAAATGGATCAAACTCCTTATTATAAAGCTAAACAAGCTCAAACTGGTCACAATGCGTGGAAAATGAATACTGGAAGACAAGGATTTGGTAATCAAAACCAGGAGGATCTAACGTGGTTAATACGATAGAATTTTGCTCTACGGCTTTTCAAAACATATTTATAAGTGGGGTAAAATTCCCCATAAACACATACACATTACAGAAAAGGATAAATTATGGCAAATAACCCATTACTCAAACCGTTTGAAGATGAAATCTTAGACGTAAAGAAACAGTCTCTTTTTGCGAGATTAAAGAGATTATTTTCTACTGATGTTATAGTACGCAATGTTGGCGGTAAACAGCTTAAAATAAAAGATACCGACAATATTATGTACGCAACGGATAGAAACTCGTTGCGAGATCGTTTCAATCGCATTCGTTCCACCGCCTATAACGCATATACTCGTGATTTTGCATTGTCTTATCAAGCAGCAAGAATGGACTTGTTCCGTGATTATGACACAATGGACATGGACCCGATCATAAGTTGTTTATCATCAGACACTTACGTATCAACTCTTAATGGATTTGTTACTATAAAAGAATTAGCAGAGAAATATCCCAATGGAGAATCGTTTAAAGTTTGGTCGTGGGATAAAGATACTCAGAAACTTACAATTGGTAATGCTCATCATTCGAGGAAGACCGGAACAAAAAATATAATAGAAATTCATTTAGATAATGGCGAGGTTTTAAAATGTACATCAGATCATAGAATAATGTTAATTGATGGAACATATAAAGAAGCGGGTAAACTATTGTCTGGCGAATCTTTAATGCCATTTTATCATAGAATAAACTCTCATCATGGTTATATGGAAATAAAATCTCTTGGAAAAAAATATAAATACGTTCACCGTTATATTTTTGATGATGTGATAGAAGAGGATATGGTAGGATATAACATTCATCATAAAAATCATAATAAACTTGATAATAGATTAGAAAATTTGGAACGAATGTTAGCAGTAGATCATTGTAAATTACATGGCATTTCTCCGATAACAAATGGGAATAGAAGCGAATCGTGTAAAAAATTATGGAAAAATGACGAATATAGAAAACAATGTTTATCTGCACTTAAGCGTTGGCAAGATTCTGATGAAGGTAAAAAGTTAATGTCTGAGCACACTTCTATTATTAATAAAGATAGATGGAAAAATAATCCTGAATATGCATTAAAAATGGCGTCTATATTTTCCTCACATGCAACTAATATGTGGAATGATCCAGTATGGAGAGAATGGAAACGAAAAAAACATTCCGAAACAATAAAATTGAAATATGCAAATGATCCGACATATGTTGAAAAAACAAAGCATATTGGTAAGGAAAATGGAAGATATAATAATTTAATTACTACTGAATCCATCTTAGTAGAAGGAATAAAATATAATTCTCTGATTGAATTAGCAAGAAAATTTGATTTTAAGGAAATGATGTTTAAGAATGATCAATATCGTTGTCAATTTTTATCTAGGAGAATAAAAGAAGCAGGATATAATGGGTGGAGCGATTATAAAGATAAGTTTGAATATTCTAATCATAAAGTAATAAAAATTGTAGATAATAATGAAGTTACTGATGTGTATGATTTAACAGTAGATATATACGAGAATTTTGCAATTAAACAAGGTGTAATAGTATCGAATTCGGCACTTGATATTTATGCGGATGAGTGCTTGACCTACAACGAGTTAGGTAAAATGATTACAGTTCATTCCAACAATAATAATGTTAAAAAAATTATTGAAAATCTTTTTGATGAAATTTTAAATGTTAGATTTAACTTATGGTCGTGGGTTCGTAACATGTGTAAATATGGCGATTTCTATCTTAAACTATATGTTACCCCCGAATATGGTATTTATATGGTAGAACCTGTTTCTGCGTATAATGTTGAGCGGATTGAGAACTCAGATCCATATAATAAGCGTTATGTAAAATTTCAATTAAGACCTACTGATACTACTCAAGCAGAAGTTCTAGAAAATTATGAGGTAGCTCATTTTAGATTAATATCTGATAGTAATTTTTTGCCCTACGGGAAGGGAATGATTGAGGGTGGAAGAAGAGTTTGGAAACAACTTTCCCTAATGGAAGATGCAATGTTAATTCATCGTATTATGCGTGCTCCTGAGAAACGTATTTTCTATACTGATATTGGAAACATTCCACCAGCAGAAGTAGATACTTACATGACAAAAATGATGGATAAGATGAAGAAAATCCCTTATATGGATGAACAATCGGGGGAATATAATCTTAGGTTCAATTTACAGAACATGGTGGAAGATTATTATATCCCAGTCCGTGGAAGTGATAGTGGAACTAAAATTGATACTCTTGGTGGTATGGAATGGACAGGAACTGAAGATATTGAATATCTCAAAAACAAGTTAATGGCTGCATTAAAGATACCAAAGGCATTCTTGGGATATGAAGAAGGTATTTCGGGTAAAGCTACACTTGCGTCGGAAGATGTGAGATTTGCTCGTACTATTCAACGTCTACAAAGAATTATTACGTCTGAGTTAAGTAAAATTGCTATTGTTCACTTATATGCTCAAGGATACCGCGATGAAAGCTTGGTTGATTTTGAACTAGAGCTTACCAATCCATCCACAATATTTGAGAAGGAAAAAATTGAAATATGGACGGATAAGGTTTCTGTTGCGACTGATATGGTTGAGAATAAATTCTTTTCTTTCAATTGGATTTATAAAAACATCTTTAACATGTCTGAAGATGACATTAAGATAGTCAAAGACGAAGTTGTAGAAGATGCTAAACAACGTTTTCGTTTTACAATGATTGAAGAAGATGGAGATGATCCAGCTAAACCATTTAAGAAAATAGGTGGAGGAGGCGGTGAAGATGAAGATGAAGAGGATATGGGAGATATTGGAAAAATGGGTGGCCACGGTGGCGGGGGTAAACTTCCTGACCTTGGAGATCTAGAAGGTGAAGAAGGCGAAGAAGGCAAAGAGGGTGAAAAGGGTGAAGAGGGTGAAGAAGATCTTGAGAATGGTCCTCCTGAAGATTTAGTTAAAGAAACTAAAACTCCCGAAAGAGACCAGAGTGGTGATCATGATGCGCGGGCTCAACATCCTATGACAGAAGATCCTCTTGGACAAGATGCCATGAATGCTAAAGAAAAGAAAAATAGCGAAGGTAAGAAAAAAAGTGCAATATCTCATAATTTTGAGGACGGATCTCCTTTAAAATTAAGAGAAGTAAAAAGTCCTATCAGAAAACACGATAAAAATACCAAACAATCACCAGATTCATCTGTAATTAAGAGTTTATCTAAGTTTTTATCACAAACTCAGCAAGATACTAAAAAAGAACTAATTAAAGAAAATAAGATGAGTGGTAGTAAATCTTTATTAGATGAACGGAATATCTTATAATAAGCAATCCATATATCAATATAAACTTATTTTAGAGATATAAGTTTATATTTATAATCAAGTTGAAGGGTGAATCCTAATAATATGAACCAGAAGAAAATGCGTCATTCGAAATTTCGTAATACCGGTATTTTGTTTGAATTGCTTACAAAGCAAGTCACAGCAGATATTATTGCCGGTAAAGATACATCAATAGCAAAAGATTTGCTATACAAATATTTTCGTGAAAACACAGAATTGGGAAGAGAGTGGCAACTCTATAGTACCTTACTAAACGAGAGTATAAAAGATGAACCTCACGCTGAAAGATTTTTTTCTGTTATATTGGACGCTCGTAAAAAACTTAATAATAAAAAACTTGCTTTACTTAAATATGACTTAATAAAAGAGATTAAAAGTTCTTATCCGGTGGAAGAATTGCTTAAGGCTCCTGTTCGAAACTATAGAATATTAGCATCTATATACAAAGTATTTGAAGACGGAGTATCTTCAGATTATAAGTTTGATGTCAAAGAAGTATATCAGGCTAAAAATTGCATAGTAGAACACATCGTTGATAAACCCAAGGTTACTCGTTCCGAAGACGAACTCATCAACTACTATCAAGCTCAAAACGAAGATATTCGTCTTCTTACTTATAAACTGCTTTGTGAAAAATTTAATGATAAGTATGCAAGTATTCTCGACGAAGAGCAAAAATCAATTTTAAGAGAATATATTTGTAATATTGCTAATACAAATAACTTTGATGTTTTTGTTAAAGATAAGGTAAAAGATATTAAAAAAATGTTAGTCGAAGAAACTAATAAAATAAAGGATTCGGATGTTATAAAAATCAAAATCCGGGAAGTTATAAACCAGTTAGATAAAATTAATCCGGGTAAAATTGTCAAAGATAATCATGTTATTGTATTAATGCTTTCTTATGAATTACTAAAAGAAGTAAAAAAAGCTACAGGAGAATAAAATGAATATAGACCTTAATGTACTTAAACAATTATCATCTACCTATGCGGTTGTTCCTCTTGAATATATTAAAGGTTTGAAGGAACTTGTTGCTGGTAGTAAAACTGGTCAATCTCCAGAATACGAATCAATTTTGACCAGCGGAGGGTATGAATGGGACAATACCAGTAAAGCTTATACCAACGAGAATCAAGTAGTTTATGCTTTCCCCGGAACACCCATTGTTGTTTGGATATGGCAAGAAGCTTTAGGTAGAGCATTTAAAGATATTTCTTCGTTTCAAAAATGGGTTACGGGAAATGATAAATATCCTAATGGAAAGGCGAATGAGTTTATTAAAGTTTATTCCGAAATGACAGGAGAAATGGATGATGGTGGAGGAGTTGGAGTCGCAGATGCGCCCAACAGAGGGATTGGAGGTACTGAATTTAATTTTACTGGAACAGGAACACGACCAAAGGAACC